AGGTCATTGATTCGTTGTCTTTCGTAAATAAAATCGACAGTACATTACCCCATTTTCGGAAGTAAATATTTACGCCTTTCCCGTTATATGTCAGCGGTAGCATTTCCTCTACTATCTCGGTTAATCCTTTATTTAACGCTTGTAACTGACTCCCGACATCTGTGTACATATAGTTCGATCCAAGTGTGAGAGTGTCCCCTTCTGCGATCTCGATCATAGCATAGACAAATCTTCCATTCCTGACGAAATACTGTCCCTTATGATGCAGCTGAGACGCTGTCTCACCGTCCTCGATGATTCCGAGAGATTTGCTGTGATTGCTGACAGTCGTCTCGATGCTTGACACTGCTGCATTGATCGTGTCGATTTCCTGTTGCAGATGTCCCGCTGCATCTGTATCAAGTTGATCCTTCATGTGATCGAACCATGTCATGAAGTCTGCTGTCATCTGAGCGACAATCTGATCCATCGGGACTCCTTCGACTGTCGATGTTACCCATCCACAAACTGAATCATCAGAACGTGTGTCTGTGATATCGTTTGTGAGAATCTGAGTCGCTCCCGCGCTGACGTAAATCTGAGCGAGTACAATCTCATACAGTCCTCCGGTTCGTGTCGGCTCTGTCGGCTGCGGATTGTTTCCTGAATAGTCTCCTTTGACATATTCTGTCGTTATCATTCTATTTGTTGTGTCGAGTCGTACAACGATAGTATCGATTCGCGGATATACTCCGGAAGCGGGATCAAGAGTGAAAGTCTGTGACTGTTCAAAAAATCTCACTTTGCCATTGATATTCGCATATCCTGACGCGACATTCACAGCCATTCCTGAATCTGCTGTGACTTGCAGTTCTCCATTAAAAACTCCAGTTGTAAAGAATTTATTCAGCCATTCTGAGAAAGAGTCCGCGTCATAGACTCGATCTCCATTGATGCTGTTAAAAAAAAGACCATACTGATCAGCCATTGTTCTCGCTCCAATCTATCGTGCTAGGCAGAGGATTTCCGAATATAGGAGAAACTTTCATTGCTCCGTATTCATAAATCTCAGTAATCTCAGTCATTCGTAAATCAATCGACAAGTCCCAATTCTCCTTGCGGATGACAACGATGTCTCCGAGATCATAGTTCGTTTTGTATTTGAAATTCGAATTCGCATCTGTAACGCATTCAACGGACGCTGAGAGAGCGTCTTTTTCGAGTTCATTATTTCCGCGCTGAATGAGTGCAGCTTCATACTGTGCATCTGTCAGATTCTCTTTTGTGACATCAGTCGCGCTGAGAAATACTTCGCGTCTCTCGAGTCCTGTGAGAGTATCGTCTCCCGCGATGACGATTGTTCTTTCGCTTCCTTCTCCCTGTCCTCCGACATAGCAGACATTTTTCAGCAGCTGATCGTTCAGTGTGTATTTCGCCTGTTGAATGTTGTTATATCCTTCACTGAAAACAACACGATTCCGATCAATCTGATTGAATGTCCGATCAAGTCCTTTGTACAGTTCGAACGTAATTGTCCGCTCATTGAAACTCGGACGGAAACGGAAGCCGATATTCGCATATCGCGCGAGTTTCGTCTCATAGTCTAGGAGATTCTTATAAGTAGCCTGAAATGAGACTCTCTCTGTATATCCTTTGAGTTCTCCTAACTGTACGAGCGGAATCGGGACTGCGTTTGAGAGAATTTCTCGCATCGCTGTCTCGACAAGTCCGTTCTGAATGTTGTAAGTCGGACGAATCAATCTCCGCGACATATAAGACTCGAGGAATCGTCCTTTCGCTGTGATTTCATTCTTGAGATCGTTCTGCTGAATGATGAGAGATTCAATCACTCCCGCTTCAGCTGCTCCTTTGATCCATACAAGATTTCCTCTCTGAAGAAGACTCTGATTGTTTTGTGTAACTGGACAGTACAGTTCAAAGTTTCCCGCTTCGAAATATTTACGATTCCATAGGACGCTCGTCTGATTTTCAATCAGTCCTTGGAATTCCATTCTCGGATTATAGATTCGCAGTTCCATATATCACGCTCCCGCGAATTTTAGCCGATATGAAATTCTGACAGACATCGCATCTTCTCCAACATCCGCAAGATAGCCGATATTGTTTGATCCTCGCATCAACTGAATGAAGACAGAATCTTCTGTGATGTACTGATTGACTTCTGTTGTGACTCCTTCGTGCGTCAGATAAACATGCTTGTCATTGTCAGATGTCGTGATCCTGACCTGATCGCCCGCTACCATATAGAACGGAATCGCATCCGATCCAAGTGTCATCGCTTCATTAGATTCGACTCTGATTACACTCGGATTTGTTACGTTGCCCGAAGCAAAGATGACAATGTCCATCCCGACTCCGTCTTCTGCTTGTTCATTGATAATGTTTTGAATTCGCTGAAGTGAACGATATCCAAATTCTTCTCCTCCGACAGGAAATTGATGTTGAAACTCAAAGTTTCCAACCCACTCAGCGAGCATGACAGTGACATCAGACATCGCATAAAAGAATGGATCAGGACACAGGAGAGAGACTGTGTATGTCCTCGCTCCATATTCTCCAGTCGAGTTCACAGACTCCACATAATATTTGATCTGTCTTTCGTTCGTCTCCTCTTTGAAAACAAGTCTTCCCTCTTGTCCTGACTTGAACAGAGCATCGAGGAGATTTCGGTTATAAACGTGATTGGCATTGTCTTTCAGTGTCAGCACAATGTTTCGAATCTTTGCGACTGATCCCTGATATGCTCCTCCGTCTGTCATCGTGTTTTCTGAGATTGTGACATTGTTTTCAGCAGAATAACATCCTTCAGCAGAGACGAGAAGAAAGGGAGACAGGCTTGTCTCCCCAAATGTTATCGATACTCCGTCAGTATTTGAGCAAGTAATGCTCCTGTTTACTCTCGCCATATCTTATACTCCATTCATTGACAGAATCATCTGCTGAGTCGAATTTCGAGTCATTCTCGCAATCTCTGAAGGATTCAGAGCCTGAGGCGAATTGTTGATTACTGTCTGATTGAATACGACTCCGCTCATGTCTGCTGATCCGGATGCGAGAGAATATCTATCACTCCCGAGATCGTTTGCATATGCTGAAACTGTTACTCCGCTCAGATCGTTCATCGCGTCCTCTATTGTTCCGATATTCTTTTCTATACCGACAGCGATTCCTTCAGGAATCCATCGTCCAATTCCACGCGCAAACAATTTCGAAGGAGAGCCGATTTCAAGTTTGCTCTTAGCTGCATTAAACGCTGACTGAGCTGCGCTTCTAGCTGCTGAAATAATTGAGCCGACTCCGTTCGAGATTCCACGCGCGATTCCGCTGATAATGTTCGATCCAATTCCCCACCAATCAATATTGGAGAACTGTTCTCTGATTGCACTCACGCAATTCGATACTCCTGATCTGATTTGAGGAATTGCTCGAATAATACCGCTGACGAGATTCGCTATAATCTGCATACCCTGAGAAAGAATCTGAGGGAGATTATTGATGATTCCCGACACAAACTGTCTCATTGCTTGTCCCGCGACTGTGATAATTCTCGGGAGCGTATTCAAAATACCTGTCACAAGACTCAAGAGAACCTGAACACCAGTCTGAAGAACAGTCGGAAGATTTCTCGCAAGCATGCTCAGAAAATTTGAAAGGACTATCCGAGCGGATGAGATAATCTGCGGAAGATTGTTCGCAATACCGGACACAATCGCCATGATAATATTCGCTCCCGCTTGAATAATCGTCGGAAGATTTGTCAACACATATTGAACAAACTGAGTAACAAGTCTCCCCGCTGTCGAAATCAACTGAGGCAAATTTGAAATAACTCCGTTTATCAAACTAAGAATAACTTTCTTTCCCGATTCGATAAAATGCGGAGTTTTTGCGATTAGTGTAGACCATGCCTGACCGAGCATCGGAACGATTGTCTGAAATGCTGTCTGAGCGACAGACGGAATCGCCATAATGATATTCGTTACCATCGGAAGCAGATTCTTTAAGACAAAAGTAACTGCGCTTTGAATCAAGTCATTCAAAGGAGTTGTAATATCCATTCCAGTCGATAACGATGCAAGGAAATTCTGAAGCGATGCTTTCATTGCTCCGAGTGAGCCTGTGAAAGTCGAAGACGCTTCGTCTGCTGCGACTCCTGTCAGTCCGAGTTCTCCCTGAATGACATGGATCGCATCATATACATCTCCGAGATTGGATATGTCGTATTTCACTCCGGAAATCTTCTGAGCGTCTTTCAAAAGACGTTCCATTTCCGTCTTCGTCCCTCCATAGCCAATCTTGAGATTGTCCAAAAGCGTATAATTCTGTTTTGCGAATCCCTGATATGCGGCTTGGATGCTTTCGATGGGAGTACCCATTTTCGCAGCATTGTCTGTCATGTCCATAATCGCTGTATTTGCAGCTTGGACTGCTTTCTCAGTATCTCCTCCGAATGCTTGTTTGAGAGACGCGCCGAAGGACACAGCCTGTTCAGCATAATCATTCGCTGAGATACCCGCTCTCGATGCCTCCATCGCGAATTTTTTTGCTTGATCAGCTGCATCGCCATAGATAGTATCAAGTCCTCCGAAGGACTGCTGAATCGCTCCTCCCGCATCGAGAGAATCAGAGATAATCTGTTTGATTCCGAGAGCAGTCAATGCTCCTCCGAGAACCTTTACAAGTTTTCCCGCAATATTTGATCCCGCGAGTTCTCCCGCTTTGGAGGCTTCTCCTCCGAGTTCTTTCGAGATTGCTCCTGAAATGCCTTTTGCCGATGGTACGATTTGCACATAGGCTGTCCCTACTTCAGGCATGTCTACTCCTCCTCAAGATCATATTCTTCGCCTCCTCATATTCTTCGACTGTGTCGAACGCTGAGACGCTTAAATGCGTTCCTCTGTTCGTATTGGATAATTTCTCGACAAAAGACTCAGGACGATTCTTTCCTCGCTGTCCGTCTTTTGTTCTTTGCCAAATCAAAATTCCTAGTCTGTCTGCGATGTGTGCAAGAAGCATCGAATCGAGACTGAGATTGCTTGCGCTCATTTTTCGGATGATTCGTGAATTTTCCCTTAAACCGCAAGAAAGAATCGCTATCAATCGAATTGGTAGCGATTCTAGCCCATATATTCCATATGTCTCGGCTAGATCGCAGATGAGCGCATTGCGATCAAGTCGAATCATTGCGGTTAAGGTTAAGAGTTTTTTCCGTCTTTGACAGCGTTGATGAATTCAATCATGCACTCCGCAGTCTTATCGACAGGGACTTTCCCTTTCTCGTCTCTGAGATGTTCATAGAGTGCTTTCTGCTGTTCTTTTCCGAGAATCAGTCTGACAACGCGTCCGATATAAGCGGGATTCTCTTCTGTGTCTACGAGACAATCAAGCAACTCCATATCAATGACGCTATCGTCAAAACTGAATTCGAATCCGGATGTCGTCTTTCCCTTAACTTCTGCCATGCGTTTATTCCTATGCTGTTACTGTGTATTCGTAAGACGCATTTCCGGAAGCATCCGGAAGAGCAGTGATAGTCGGCTCATATCCAACCGCTTCTCCGTCAGAATAAGTGATATCGCCGAGTTCGGTGATCTTGCCGTTAGGAATTACTTTCCGCACAAGACAGTTATTCTGAACCATCTCGATTACAAAAGACTTCGCGGGCAGCTCCTTAGAGTTTGTGATTGCCGTGATTCCATCTGCGAGCGTTCCTGTGACATTGTCGTCTCCGAAGATTGTCTTCTTGACTTCAACATTCAGAGCCTCGATCAGACGGAAGGAGAATGTCTCTGCAAAGTCAGTCTGAGAAGTCATTACAGTGTCACCACCCCACGCTTTGATCGCTTCGGAGTCGCGAGTAATAGACTGTGTCAGACCATCTTCGGAAACATATCCGAGTCCTTTGAAAGCTGCATTGAGTTCAGTAGTTGCATTTGTCGGGAGAGCAGTACCCACAGGAGCGACAAAGATTGCTCCTCCGATTTTCGGCTTTCCCGCTGTTACATTGCTTACAGTAGCCATGTTTTATCCCTCTTTCTTAAAAATCGATGTAATGTGTCAAATCGAAAACAGCCTGATAACGAGGACGCTTTGTTTCGGGATCAGTGAAGTTATAATCTCCGTTCAGGCTGACTCTCGTTATCTCGTTCAATTCAACAATTCCAAAAACAGCAGCTTTCACTCTCTTGTTCAGTTCAGCTGCTTCGTAAAGTGTTTCTCCGTAAGACTGGATAGCGAATGTCGAAGTCGTCAGCATATCGCTCATTGATGATCCAGTCTTTTCAATCGTGACAAATTTCGTACTGCTCGGATTCTGAACAGAATCAGGAAGTGTCAAATACACAGCCAGTCCGAGCGCATTCTGAAGATAATCCTTCAATGTTTGTTCAATCATCATCTCATCGCTTTCAAAAGAGCATTGTCCTTATATACTCGTCTAGCTGCTTGCTTCGTGTAAGCATAGACTCGGACGATTGCTCTTTTCTTTCCTTCCTGTGTATTCATAGTGAATCCGCTACCCGCATTATCACGGATTCTCTGTCCCGCTTCTTTGACTGCTGAAGTGATCTCAGGAGACTTGAGCAATTCTCTGACTCCTTTTCGGTTCAGTTTGAATTTAAACTCACTCATATCTCTCGCATTTAACTTTCTTATGCCATCTCAGCGGGATATTTGATTCGATACCCTGTTCAGGGATTCCGAATGTGAGAAACTTATGCCCAAAAAATTCAACAATCTGATTCTCCCATTCATCTTCGTTCCCTTTAGGGATTCCGAGAACATATTCGATTTTTCTTCCTGTCAGATTGAGCGTATCGGTTACTTCCTGCGCGCTAGGAGACGAAACAAGCACATCCTCGACATCTTTCGATGTCCATGTGTAAATGGGTTCGCCGAATCCGTTTGAGCCTGTCTGCGTCTTATTCCAAAGCGTTACAGTCATTCCCTCAATCATGCTCCGCTCCATTCTGCGGATCGTAGAAGTCAATGATTCCGATCCGCGCTCTTTTAAGTCCGAGACGTTTCAAATCGCTCGGGAGAATCGCGTTTCCGATTCCTCCTCCCGCGACTGCATATGTCCCGCTCCATGAGTAGCCGAGAGCCGATTGTGACTCCTGAGTCATTGCTTCTCCTGTCGTGTTCATTCTCAGAATCCGAGACACAGCCGAGACTGTGACTTCTTTCGCTACATCTGCGAGGACAGGAGTCTTCTCGATCATCTGATCAAGATCACGACCGACAAGTAATGCACGATATCTCAGTTCGTTTGAAATGATAGGAAGCAACTCCTCCGATCTGCTCTGTTCGTCCTGTGTGAGCGGACGAAACAATGTGATCACATCCGAGACGGATGCATAAGACACAGTTTCAGACATGAGTTATCTCCTCTATTTCTTTTTCCGAGATGCTGTCTTTTTCTTCGGCTTTTCTTCCGGTTTGCTCTCCTCAGAATCTGAAGAAAGAGGAGCGAGAATTTCTTCCCACTCCTCCGACTTCACTTCTGATTCAACATAAACGACAGCACCGGTTTTTTTATTCCGGTATGTCCTCATAATTAGGCTGTTACCTTCGCGAAGAAGGACGGAGCGAGGATTCCCCAACCGATATAGGCTTCTGCTCTGAGATAGACCTGATTGTGTCCCTTCAGATCAGAACCGGAATTATCAGGATCACCATACTCGATTACTTCGAGAGGGATTTCCTTTGCATAACCCCAACGGAACGCGGAGAAATCTCCAACAAGAGCATGAAGAGTCTCAGTCGCTCCGGTCTTTGCCATCGAAACAGTCGGATTCACTGCGAGAGTCATTCCACCGATCGCGTCAGGCTTACCTCCCCATGCGAATTCCGGATACTTCGGAGCATTGTTTGCAGTCAGAGCAGCGATTGCGTTCTTCATAGTGGGAGACATCGCAATACCTGTGGCAGTTGCTCCGGACGCTTCAATCAGCGCGATAGCGGATGCAATGTTTGCATCAGGAGTCGCGGCTGCATATGTGACATCATTCGACACTTTCGCTTCGAAATTCTTTGTCGCAAGATCAGAAACATCTGTCAGATTGTACGGATTCAGACCATGCATCGCAGCGATATCAAGACCGCGAGCGAATTTGCGAGCTGCTCCTTCAGCGAATGCACGAAGAACATCGAGACGATATTCCTCAGAGCCATAGATGAATTCATCAGAAACGCGAGTACCATACTCGAATTTAACCGGACGAATCACGACATCTTCAACAGTCGCTCCTCCATTGACCTTCGCGCCATTTTCGCCAACGATGGACGCTTCATGATCGAGTGTGAAAGTCATCTCTGTGACTCCATTGAACGGAATCGGACGCTGAGCTGCGAGACGAGCAAGAGCGGACTCTCCTCGAACTCCGTTGAACATCTCAGAAACAATCTGAGTTGGGAGCATTGTTCCCTTTGTGATTACATTAGCCATTTTTCTTTCTCCTTATCTGCTTAATGTTTGATGAGTCCTCTTGCGACTTCTCGCAGAGCCTCATCTCTTGAATCTGTCGCGGGTTCTTCAGTGTTACGAGTGAACCCTGAAAAATGCGACATCTGAGACAGTTTTGAAAGTCTGTCCGCGCTTTCGCTGATTTCTTCTTCGCTTTCTCCACTGAGGAACTCAATCGCGCTCAGAGGCAGATTCTTTTCGCTGACGATTCTGTTTTTCAGATTGGTTACTTCGAGAGAGTGAATCTGTTTCTTCTGCTCCTCGAATTTCTCATCATAACCGGAGTATTTTTCCATCTCTTTCGAATGCGCTTCTTTGAGTGATTTGATCTCGTCTGCATGCTTCGTTTCGATTTCTTTCAGATGCTCCGGAGATGTCCATCCTTTGAATTCATCGCGAACGTTTTTCTCCGCTCTGCTGAGTCTGTCTTTGATGATTGCATCAAACTGTTCCTGAGTTTCGATTGTTTTGAATGTGTTTTCAGCCATTTTTCTTCTCCCACTTTTAACCGCTGTGTAAGCGTAAATATATTGAAGTCAGCAGCAGCCGACTCAATATCCGATTCTTTGCCGTTTGCGTTCTTTGATTTGCGAGCATGCCCATTGTGCAATCGCGAGTGATTCAACGATAGCGACTTCGACTTCTTCTTTGAGTGAACGAAATCCAAAGCCTCCATTGTTTCCGATCAGACGCTTCTCACAATTTGAGACAGCCTGTGTCACGCTTGGCTGATCGCAATGGATCACAGTTTCTGTGTCGATGCTTTGACGGAATCCCGAGCATGCAACAATCATTTCTCCGTATGCGGGAATGACTGTTTTCACACGCGGACACTCACGACTCAATAATTCGGCAAAAAGATCGGACTTTCCTTTGCCGTCAACAGCTACAAGTCCGATCGAATGACATTTCTTGATCCAGTCAATCATCCATGCGAAACCTTCGCTCTGTTTGACACAGTCAACAGTCTCAACGAATGTCCTGTCGTCTGTCGTCTTCACTGCGAGCGACATGGCTACATTTTTCCCATCCGCTCCGAATTTAATTCCTATAGCGAGTTTCCCTTTCAGATTCTTCGGAGGACTTACGCATAAATGCGTCCAATCTTTCTCGCTGATCTCTGATTTCAGTTCGTATCGATGCCAAAAGCCGAGACGCTGAATGATAAAGTCTAGATTATTCGAGACATCCTCATTCCTGATCGTCCTCTCTCTCAGAATCGTTCCGAGCGATGGATTTGTTTCATACCACAGATTTTCATCCATGATATCTTTTGGAGTCTTATAGATAGACCATTCTGCCCATCCTGTGTCTCTGCTGTTCCCTGAGAGAACGCGATCTCTTAGAGCAACAAAGACATCTCCTTTTGACTGTACTGTCGGAGGAGTCCCACAGAATATCGTCTGAGGATTCGGAGAAGCTGCGATAGTGTACATCAATGCTCCTTGCTGAGTCTGTGTATACTCTTGCGCTTCGTCTATGATCAGCAAATCGAAGGACTCGCCGATTCCTCCTGATTCAGTACGTGTTCGAAAAGCAATATATCCTCCATCAGACATGAATATCTGCTCGAGTCCATATTGTTTCGTTGCCTTGAACGATTTCTCGGACATCTTCTGTCCCTTTTTTCGTCTCAGGACTTCCTTATATCCCGCATCCGCAAGTATTCCCATCAGACGCACAAATGCGCTGTGAGATGTGCTTGTTTTGTGGGCAGTGTGACAAATGCGTTCACCATCGAGAAGTCCTCGCAGCTCTCGCATCGCGATAACTTCTCCCTTGCCATTCTGACGCGGGACTTCGTAGCCATATTTCGAGTGAATCCACAGTCCATTCTCATCGACTGCCATAATCTCCTCGATTAGGAGTTTTTGCCAGTCTTGAGCATGTCGTCCTGATTCCTCATAGGCTTCTACTGCTTGCGCTCCTTTTGAACGCTGAAACGGCAAAACAATAGATTGAGTGGGGAATTGGCTTCCGTGTCTAACTTCTGCCATCCCTCTCTCCTTTTACTATGCTCTCGCTCTATCTGCTGTCTTCATCAGCATTAGAACATTCTCGAGTCCGTATTTCTGAATATCGTTATAGAAGACTGTTCTGAGATACGATGCGCGTCTATCTGAGACTCCCAACTCGCTCTTTATTTTCTCAATCTCCCATCGAAAATATTCGCGCTTCTTCATTTCGAGTTCGCGCTTTGCTGTGAGTTCTTTCTGTTTCTTCTGAATCGCTTCTCGGCTTGCGTTTGCGTCATCTCCTGTCCATGTCGCTTTGCTCCATACATCCTGTTTTTTCTTTCCGCTGACAAATGTCACAGAACATCTACAAAATGCATGTCGCTTATATACATCATCAGGAGCGGATTTGTATTCATACGTCCCCGCAAGCGATGAACACCATTTACAAGGTACAACGTAGTTATACGACCTTTTCCCGATCTTCCTCGTCTTTATCCCTGAAGGTTCTGCTTTTCTGACGATCTTCGCTTCAAGTCCCGCTTTCGATGCTTTGCTTGCGTTGTCTCGGATTGCCTGATCGACAATCGCTTCAGAATAATTGATGATCGGCTCATTGATAAGCCATCGAGCATCTGAAAACTCAGAATATCCGCTGATTTTTTTTGCGAGTCCGTGAATTCGATTCGAATCGAGTTCAGGGATGCTCGGCTTCAAGCCGACTCCGATTGATTTATACATGTTCGACTGAACAGAATTCACAGCCTCACATACGAGCGAATGATCGTAGTTCAGCAATGGTTCGAGGATTTCTCGCGCGACATCCTCAGTCATGAACGCAAGACGATCAGTCCCATCATTGAGAGCCTCTGAGAGCAATTCTCCGAGCCTCACAGCGTAGTCTGATGCATCAGCGTATGAAGTACCATCTCGAACGCGATTGGCTATCTGACGAAGTTTTTTGTCCGTCTCGATGCCATGTCTGAAATTGTCCGAGATTGTCTTCAGGAGTCTCTCTCCTAAATCAGACATTCACTTCTCCCTCTGCTTCTTCTATATCGAGAGCCTCAGTCGGTTCTGAGACTCCCGCTTCGATTCCAGTCAGATTCTCAAGCGTGTCTTTTGTGAAGTAACCCTCGACAGCCTGATTTACTTTGATCGCTCCGTCTCCGATCGAGGACAGCATCGCTGCATCCGGTTCAAAAACAGGAAGCCAACGCGCTCTCATAATGCTCGCAAGAGAGCGAGAATAAGCGTATTCATCGCGCAAAGAAGCGGAGATGATGCCAATATTGGCGAATGCGTTTCCGTAGGTTCTCTGAGCCTTTCTCGCGGTCATGCGGAGAGATTCGTGAGCTGCTTTGATTGCTTCCGCGCTCGAAGGGTTATCTGTTACGAATCCGAGATCGTCCAGTGTGAGTCCTGTCTCTCCTGAGAACATCGCAGCCGCAGTCCGCAGCTGCTCTGTGTACGGACTCATGCTTTGCTGAGTGAATTGTCCGAGTTTTGGAGAATCTCCGTTCTCGTCCTTGTCGAATCTCAGCATCGCCGAGATTGATGCTTTCCACGAATCGAGCGGATCGGCTTCAGGATCAAGTCCTGTGACGTACTTCTGCGGAAAAGAATAGAATTCCGCGCTGATCTCCGCTCGCTCAAGAGTATTCCGAGCGAATTCCTGATAATACATGCAAGCGCGAGAGATTCGACTGTGTCCGAATGGACGCTTCGCATCGGGACGATATGCAACAGGAATCAGGAGAGGATATCCTGTCGGATTCGGCTCTCGTTCCTTTAGTTTTCCGAGTTCGTAATACTCAGTGAATTCAGGAGTGAACCACGCTTCGAGAATTGCGCGTCCTTCTTTATCTCGATCAAGAACGGCATATCCCTCTTTGAGAAGTCCTGTGAATTCGCTGATGACTCCTGTCGCGTTGTCAGCAGTGAGAACAGACAGACGCGGCATCTGTTCGACTCCTTCTCCATGAGCGATGTGAACGAATGCACACGAAGCAATCATCGACTCTCTGATCAGCGAATCAAACAGGATATCGAAATTGTTCTCATAGAAGATATCATTCGCTCCGATTGTGTCTGAGTCATCTGTAAATCCTTCGAAGACGAGACGATCAGACAGAGCATCGACTGATTTTGCACACCATCCAACAGTCGCATCGTACAAACCCCGCAGCCAGTACGGAGTCAGAGACGATTCGCGCTGTTTTCGCGCTTTCATCTCATAGTATTCATATCTCTTTTTGACTCTGATCCGCTTTTTTTCGAGCTTGCGTCTCAGATAGTCGAGTCCATAATAATCAGCCATGATGATCTCCATTCTTCATAAAACAAAAGCATCTCTTCGGATGCTTAGATGCGAAATATATTACGAGTAACAGCGGACGTTATCAGAGACAAGCGAGGGAGGATATCATAGCCCATATTCACTCCAGTCTCTTGACTGCGGCAAATCTCGATTTCCGATGATTCTACTTTCAGCAATGAGATTCCCGTTCATCTCTATTGTTGTCTTCGTTCCTTTTACTTGATTACATATCAAATGCGCGATCTGTAGATTCGATGGATCGCTTGGATGTCCTCCCTTTGCAACAGGGATTATGTGATCGGCTGTCGCGGACATCGGATCAGGGAATTTGAGACGCTTATCAATCGGAAGACCACAGATCGCACAGACATCATTCTCATTCAGGACTCGCTTCCGATTCTTTGTGTACGCTGATCGGAATGCTCCGTCCATGTCGGGACGCTTACGTTTTGCCATGTCTCCTCCGCTTTTACAAAAAGAAAGGGAGAATCGAGCAAATTCTCCCTACCCACTAGAAAGGACGGACTGAATGGAAAGGAATCAGGAGACACATCTAAGGGTTTGGAAAGGAGATGCCCAATGTCTTTCCGTTCGAATCCATCCTCACTATAACAATCAACTAAGCGGACGTTTCGGACATGTTGGATTTTTTTAGATATCTTTCAATCTTTTTTCTCGCTCTGTCAGCGTTCGGATATCCATAGACTCGGACTGATGTTGTTCTCCAAGTCATGCAGAGTTTGAATCGCCATCGGATAATCGCTTCGATCTCTGAGTCTGTTACAGTTCTCAGCCACTCCTCAATCTCTATTGAGAGAGTCAGGAGTTCCTTTCTCTTTGCTTCGAGAATGTCGTTCAGTTCTCCCGCTTCAAGAGCGTTCCTCTCAGTCTGATTCGATGGACTTCCTCCAAATGATCCGATAGTCTCTCGTCCGTTCGGAGATTTGACTGGATTATACAGATCAGCGATATCCTTCTCAATCGCTTCAATCGTTGAGCGAATGAATGCATATCGGTTCAATGTTTCGAGTGTCATCAGTCCTCCTTTCAGAACAGCGTCTGTTGAATCTGATATGTGTCCGTCCATTGCTCAGCCATCGCCATAGCTACTCCTCGAAATGTCTTGCTCTTTGTCTTTGCATCCCTGAATCGTTCTCCTTTGTTTTCTCTCGGAGTACCGTCCGACTTCTTGCTTCCTCCTGATACCCAAGAGCCGACAGGCTCGACAATGTTTGTCGGCTTCAGTGGAGGGAGATTCTTCAGCCATAGACAAGTCCGTTTCAGATATGGTTCGCCGAAGTAATATGGCTCGATGATTTGTGTATATGGAGGAAGGACAAACAGAGAAGCGGGAACAGGGTTCTCGATTGCGATCTTCTCACAGTTTGCATTCAGCATCCGCATGAACAAGTCCCTCGCTTTGATTCCTGACCGCAGCCGCGACAGATTGATTTTTTGATACCCTTCGAATTCTTGTCCTGAGAAAAGCCGACAGGCTGAAGCATTCGTGAGGAATGTGCATGGAGGATGACAGATGAGCATGTCCCATTGACCGCGCTGTGTGTGTGTGTGTGTGTCAGACGTTGTGAATTCACAGTCCCCATCAAGCAGCTTTGTAACATCTCCTACAATATGCCATTCAGGATGTCCTCCGCTGCATTCCTGAAGATCGCATGAGAATGCTCTATGTCCTCTCGCTCTGAATGCGGTACACACAGCCTGTGATTCTTCGCATGCGATAAGAATATTCATCTCAGCAAAGATTGAACGCTCTGAGGCTCTCTAATGCACTCACATAATCACTCAGCGCATCCTTCTCCCTGAATGCTTTGAAATTCATCTCCTCCGCGATCTGAAGTTTTCTCTTGAGTTTCTCATTCTCAGTCTCGAGTCTGATGATCTCTCGTCTCAGCAGCTTCTCCGTTTCTGTCATGACATCTCCTTTCGTCTGACATATTCGTCATAGTTCCCGAGCATGTTTCCGTTCTTCAATTCCTTCTCATCAATTTCGAGAGTGAAATATCTCCCGATCAGATTGTGACATTTCGGACAGAACAGGAGTCCTTCTTTGTCAGTCTTTCCGATCATGACTTGTACATCATCATTCGGTTCTCCTGATCCATCTCTCGAACAGTGATACCCACAGGAGCAAATGAAGTTGTTTTTGTAGATCGACTCTCTCCAAACAAACGCGCGTCCTTTTACCTTCTCGCTCATCTCTTCTCTCCTTTGCTGCAATAGTCGTCCGGTTTGCTTTCGTATAGGATGCTCTGATCTTTCGTTTCAATGAATCGCTCACAGTATCGGACTCCTTCGTTCGTTTTGCTTTTTCTCCAATACTTGCATTCTTTGCACCTGACAACAGACGGAATCCGATCCAATACGTTTTCAAACAGTTTGTACCTGATCCAACATCCGGAGTCCCATCTCTGCATGTCTGAATCCTTCTCGAATGCTTCTTCATACATTGCTCTTGAGAGAGCCTCCGCATCAATCAGTCTTGTCATTCTCCGGTCTCCTTCGGTTCTGCATAAGAACAAAACGTTTCTTCATATGCGCTTGATAGGCAGTAAATTGCACACTCTTTGTTTATGAACCACCGGCAATCTTTGCACCGTATCAGTTCGTGTTC